TGCCTGTTACTATACACGGACAGGATGGTACATCCGTTACTATAACCAACCCAAATCTCCCTGCTTTTGGACCACCATTGCCTAGCGACGCCGTATACAGTCTCTCGTCCCTTAGTCTGTCCTCATATGGTTTCAGAAGCAGTTCTGCAGAGGCCACGAAAACAAAGATTAAAGAGTTAGAAAAGGCTCAACCCAAAGCAGCAAAAGCGGTACGGACAATGTTGGGACAAGAACCAATTTCAAAGGATTCGGATACAAAAAAGGTCTTTCAGGAAGCAAGCGAGACAGTAGGAGCGGAGCGTCTTAATAATATTTTAAAGACCTTGTTTGCTATAGAAACCAAAGCTCGAGCGGAAATTAATAACACTTTTTCGGCAGCAACTTCTGCGATTGATAGTCTTTCTAATAGCATACAGCAAAAGGAGCTCGAGCTTAAAAAGAACTTTCGGGAGTTTATTAAGCCCGTTTCACGCGTTACGGGAAGCACTATTGCGAATTTGACTCATGTGGCCCAAGATCCTCTGGGAGCTGTGTTTGAAATACCAGCTGGTTTATCCCATTCAATCGGGAAGGTTAGTCCTAAACTTAGAGATTCGATAGAAGTCTCTATTAAGTCGCTGAAGTTAGACAGATTGGCGAATTTGCCTTCTCAAGTATTTGGAAGTCTGGAAAGTATTGCTAGTATATTAGACGGCGTTGTGGCTATTCCCCTGCAACTGGCAGAAGATCTCTATAGAGGTTTGTTATCCATCATGCAAAGCGTGGCAAAACTAGTCGATACTGCAGTAGCCTCTGTTGCGGATTTCTTTTTTGGGCCGGACGGCGTCTTAGATTCTATTGCTCCTGGACTGACAGATCTGGTTGATGCAGTAAGAGATCTTACTGATATTGCAGGCGCCTTTACAACGTCTCCCAGTTTAGTAAAACTTGATACAGCTCTCGCTTCATATTCTGCATCAAGTATTTCTGGGAGTATTCGATTTGATATAAACCGATTTGCTGGAGAGTATGCATACAACCCCAAACAGTTCTTAGACAAATTGATGCCAACGGAAATTAAAGAAGGTTTAGCAAAGCTTTCTGAAGTCCGCCGAGTCACATCTCATGGTATGTCCGGAGTTGTTGACTATGGTTTATACAGAGCGTTAGGACAAACAAAAGGACAGGCGGTGTCGAGACTGTTAAAGAAGCATGAGTTAAGACAGAGACAAATTCAAGAAAGCTTAAACGTCAAACCAACCAATAATGCTCCAATTGAGTCTCAGGAAGATAAGCCAACTACTAACACATATCCAGGAACTACAAACGACCGACAAGTTCGGTCTCTGGGGAAACTTCTGGAACCAAAACTTCTGGAACGAGATTCATCCCAACTATTGGCATAGATCTTGTGCTGCGATAGGTTAATAATATAAGTCAAAACTAATGAAAACATATAATTCGATGTATTTAGGAATGTGTATCAGCAACAACGATCCGGAGATGCGGGGTCGGGTGCAGATATTCATTCCGCATATCATGCCTACTGTATACGAGTATGCAGATGAGTCGACTGACATTGAATTTAGTGCAGTGGGGGATAACATTGCCGGGGGATTGCGTACCGAGATAGTAGAAAAACTGAAAGCTGTGCTTCCGTGGGCTGAATCTGCTTCTCCGATTGTTTGTAGTTCGACTCCTGGAGCCTTAATACCAGGAACGAACCAAGTGGTAGCGACGCCGACGGCGTATCCGGTTTCGAGTAATTCTACTGGTCCGGTCACTCTTTCGATTCCCAATCCTAGCGGTGCAAACGTATCTGAGCTTGCTCCGGGGTTTGCTCGTAGACTGGAATCGTTTTATCAAGAAGCAAAAAGTTTAAATCCTCCTTATCGCATGAATCTCGGCGGACCGCGGTCCGCGTTTCGTTCTTACGCGGACCAAAAAGCCCTTTTTGACAAATCTGGCGGATCGGGCGCAGCCGCGAGTCCCGGAAATTCGGCTCATGAATATGGCATAGCAGTGGATTTGAAAATCACAGGACCAGGAGTTTCTATCATGGAAATATCAGTTGATGCTTCAAGAAGCGGGAGAAACCACGACACCGCTGTTTTTAGAGCCTTGTTGGGAAAACACGGGTTGCACCAGCCCCTCCATCCTGAGTATAACAAGAACCCTCGTAGCATGGAACACTGGCACATTGAACCAATAGAAACCTCAAAGGTTGGAGGGCCCCGAGGATCAGCCGCATTTGCAGCTGTTAGAGATCGTCTTGGAACTCAAGTTCCTTTAGTTAGTTCAACTGAGAGCACAGCTCCTGCTCAACCACCAATTCCAGCTGCTCTGGCTAGTCAGACAGAGACTTCAGGGTTGTCTTCAGGTTCCGGACCTCTTCCTTTTACAACATCTCCGGGCATCAAAGCTCTACTGGCTGCTATAGCCCTAGGAGAATCTTCATTTAGCTCTAAGGAAGCGAGCAAAAACGACTATAATCTAGTTGAAAACAACGCCAACGTACGAAAGTCTTTCGAGAATGCGAGGGGATATAGACCAGCAAACCAAGATATAGCCGTAGCTCAGCAGTATTACGGAGATTATGGATTTTTTCAAAACAACGATCAAACCGAAGGAGCGACTGTCGAGGCTTATTTGCAGAATGCGCTAAATTACCCTGCGGCCGTAGCCTCGTATTACAGAAGAGCTATTACAAACGACGCAGGAAAAGGGAATTTTTCTTTAGCGGACCAAAGCCAAGCCATGGTATTCTATTTACAAAAAACATATCCAACTGCAGTCCAAGCCCTTGGTATGTTAGATCCAAGTGATCCACAGTTTGAGAGCAAAGTCAAAGAGATCGCTGCAGCACATAATATAGGAAAGAAATGGTTTGGGCTGGATGAGGGGTTAAGGGACAGAGCAGCAAACCCAAACAGCGATGCATACAAGAAGATAAATGGAGCCATACCAGTCGATGCTACAAATCCTTCCGCTGGAGGAGGAAGAATAGCTAGTACAACTAACACGAATCCGTACGGACCCGTAAACTACATTGATACAAACGACAGACCGCGGGGAACATTTGCCATTCCTGCTCCAGGAGCAATGCTTTGGGTATTTTTCCGGGAAGGCAATCCCCAGTTTCCTGTATTTTTTGCGACTAGTTTTTCCCAGAAAGAATGGGCTGCTTCTGGTGTATATAATTCCGGCGGGGCGCAAACATACACTAACTCTGGTGCCGGACAAATGATATCCACAGATATTTTGACTCCGGAAGGAGTAACACATTCCGCTTTCACCGTAGGCGGCGGAGATACAGGTTCTAACCTCAGCTTTGCTCCAGACCACACCAGTCTCTATAGTGCAATGTCTTTTAGACAAGACACAATGCACGATTCTTTTCACGTTATCGGCGGAAACCATGAGCAAAAAGTATACGGAGAATCAAGTCACACAGTTTTTGGTGACAGAATCCGAAGAGTGGGAACCTTCACCGACGAAGCATACGAAGCCGCTAACCAATTATGGGCCCAAGTTAAAGAAACGAACGATACATTAGCCCAGCCTTCTTAGCCATCATAATTAACTGTTATGCCTGCTTCCAAAACAATTCCGTGTCCTATTTGCGCTACACGAAAAGTCCTTGTAAATAAAGAAGGCAAACCCTTTAGTGCGATTTCTTCTACTATTGCGAGATTTAGCCATATCATTCTTCCCACCGGACTCCTGTCTATTCTTTCGGATAACACTCCCGTTGCTGTCTCCTCTATTGTCGGCGACCAATGCGGAGCATGTAAAGGCACTCGTACGGTGCCAGATCCAACCGTTTAATTTTTATGTCAGTACCAAGCACCAAAACAGTCGAAGCAATTTCTGATTCTGAAGCCGCCATTGGATCCGGAAACAGCATCGATCTAATCAATGGTAATATGATGATTAAGGTTGGGTTTGGAATGAACGAATCGAAAAGCATTCGTTCGATACCAAACGGGGCACCAGTAACCGGAAAGGTACAAGTTCATCCAAAAGGAACAGTGCCATCTGGAGGCACGGGTACTGCTATTACGGAAACCAATGGAGTAGCTCCAGCCTACGGAGATTTCCTCTTAGATTGTGCAAACAGCGCGAAGATTGTAACGGGAGCAAAAGGATTTTCTGTAGACACAAAAGGTTCTATCGTCTTGGCTTCAAACGGTTTAATGAATATTACGGCTGCCCAGCTTTCTCTTGGGTCTAAACAAGGAAGAGTCTTAGTAGAAGGGGAGCATATTGTTTTGGCTGGAAAAAGCGTGGAAGCTGTACCTTCTGACGGACAGTTTGTTGTTAGCGGAACATTGGGAGCTACGGGGAACGTAGTTGTAGGAGGCCTAACTCATTCCGAAGGACTCTCTTTTGTGCATGGCACTTGCACAGGCAGAAACGAAAAGGTTAAAGGCGCATCGCATTCTGATCTTACTACAGGTCCGGCTTTTTGGGGAAGTCCGATTAATGTGGAAGGCACGCAAGCAGCTCTTTCTGATTTATCTATGTACGTACAGCTGCTAGCTTCTGATCCAGTTCGATCGGTTATGTCTGGGGGCCTCCGTTCAGTAAACACACTAATGGATAAAATTATGAATTTGGTGTACGTAAGCCTTCCGTCTGAATTGTCCAAATCAGGAGGTTTAGTCCAAACAGGATTTTGTATTATAAACAACGCCCCGGTACCGATTTATAATTTTCCTCATGTACACGCTATTCCAGAAGGATTCCATGACCATACTGTACGGGTTCCCAACATGGATTACTCTGCTGATACAGCAGAAGACGTGAGAGCAAAAGCGGGAGCTGCCCATTTGCCCGCCCCTGTACATCGCCAGAGTGCCGCTACTCACGGGTTTGTAACGAAATTATTTTCGTCTGTGGGCAATACCGTTTTGTCTTTAGTACAGTCTCTGGGGGCATTTATTCGCAAACCTTAGAGATTTGAATAACACTTGAGAGCTTGAGAGATTACTTTCATGGCAGTCTCCATCGGAAAATCCTGAATATGCTCTGGAGTGATCGTCCGAGCTAATTCTAAAAACTCGATGTGGCCTTTGTGGGCTTTAGTATCAGGGACTGGAACGTCTCCGGATAAAGTTGTGAATAGATCAGAGTATGATTCGGTTTCCTCTGATGTAAGGCTATGAAATTGAGAGGAAGCTCGTTCGTCTATCCTTTTCAAAATGCTCTTAAACTTATCTCCAGCCGCCTGGGGATTAAAGTTTTCCGGAACACGCACAGTTTCAATTGTTTTAAATTGATAGTTAGGTGGAAACAATCCAGCTTTTAATCGCTCATATGGATGTGTAGGCAGAGCCGACAACCCAGCGGTAGCCTGTTCAATCTCCTGGGTAAGTTCTGTGAACTTAGCGAATAGAGAATCAATATACGGACTATTAAGTCCTGCATTGTTCTTTATTGCTTCTAAGCGAGCAGAAAGGTCTTCGTTGCTGGTGTAAGACGTTGCAAGAATTTGGTCAGCTAAGTTCATTGTCTTATCTTATGCGTATAAGGAAACAAGTGAACTACTGTTTGAGAATGTGTTTGTTTTTTAATGCTTCTTTTCAATTGTTTCAAGTTTCGCAACGATAAACTTGAGGATTTCCGAACGCATAATATCTTCTTTGCCGAATTCTTCGCAAAAGATGCCTTGTTCCTTTGATTCTGGGTTATTAAAAAGATTAAAGAGCGGTTTGAATCCCGACGAATCTTTATTTTTTAGATCTGTTTGCATTGGATCTCCCAAGATATAGAACTTGCTGTATTTTCCGATTCGGGTAATGACTGTGATTAATTCGGAAAGGGTTAAGTTTTGGGCTTCGTCCACGATGACTATATTTGCGTTATAAGAAGCTCCGCGCAAATAGTTTACTGGCATCGGCTTGATTCTTTGTTCTGTAAATAGTTTTTTTACATCACTGGAGCACAAAAGCTCTTCTAGTTTGTCGACAAGAGGCATACCAAACGGTTTGAACTTGTCTTCTGCCTCTCCTGGAAGAGATCCAAGACTCATCGAAGCACTTTCTACAATCGACCGCACATAGATAATTTCCCCCACCTTGTGAGCGTTCATCAATTGCAATGCTGAATATACAGCCATGAGGGTCTTTGATGTCCCACTCGGCCCCGACAAAAAAACGACTCTCGTGTCTTTGTTTATAGCCAAAGAAGCAAAAGCTTTTTGTTTTTCCGTCCAATCGAGTTCTTTGATACGCAGATCAAAGCCAATTTTGTCTCTTTGGGGTACTGCTGCAAACTTAGAACCACCGTCAAAAGCAATTCCCACATCATTAGTTTGCACCTTTTGTTTTTTGGGTTTAAGGCTTTTTGCCATCAATAATACTTAAGCATTCCAATAATTGTCTTTTTATATTTTTTTGTTTTTCTTAAGTAATATACATGCGAGATTTTAGCTTTTCTGAACTTACTGACACCGGGGCAAAAGTTAAATTGACCTATGAAAACTCTGAATTACGCCAACACATAGAGATATCTTTAGACGCGGAAGACCTCGCTGTAGCAGATCTTATCAACGCTTATCAACGGTTTTTAGGAGCCTTGGGTGTCAATATCCCCGAGAATCATGAACTCGGGTTCGTTCTTACCGACGAAGAAGACGAGGATGACGAAGGAGAAATAAGTCTTGAAGCTGACTCAGAAGAAGATAAACCATCTCCTCCAAAAAAGAAAAAAAGAGGAAAGCAGTCAGAAGAAGAGGAAGACGGAGAATAAGTCTCAGACGGCTTGTTCCAAACCTTTTTTTGGTATTAATCTAACGAAAGTTCTTTGCGATGTGGTTGTTCAACTTTGTTAATTGCATCATTATACTCTTTCAAAAATAGCTCCAGTCGCTTTAGAATATCCTCTCTGGTCATTTTTTTAGTTTTGTCACGTAAATCCCCCATGAGATGATACAACACCGTTCCAATTGAAGCAGTGTGCTCATTTTCATTCAAAACGGATTCAATAATTGAGTCAAATTTCATTTTCATATTTTTGGGATAACCTTATTTTATCTATTGTTTTTTTATTTTACAATGAATGTGTCAAGAAAGCCGATGGAACTTTAGTTCATCGGTAGTTCACTAAATTCCATGAACGTATTCAATGTTTTTGATAATTACTTTGATGTTAATGATGATGATGATGGGGATGGGGACAAGAAGAGGTCCTCTGATAAAAAGGATAAGCAAGATAAATAAGATTTATGACAAAAAGCTTTAATAGACTGTTTGAAACTTTGTTAGTTGAAATGATGCCGGTAGAAATGGGAGTTGGACCGGATGTAGCGAGCTCGAAAATTAAAAGCTCTGCTGAACAGAGTGAAGGCAAAGGCCATTGGGCGCCGCTGAGAGACGCTGAGGGCCGGGAGGAGATTACAAACGCAATTATTGCTAAAGTGTTTCGGGAAAAAGGAAATACATATTCGTCAGACATCCACGACAAAAGACCAATTACATTCCGCAATTCAAAAAGCAATTCAGGAGCTTGCTCAGGAAAACGGAACCTTTAAAGCAGGAGGAAAGTGGGCTAGTAAGTTTCTTGCGGATAGAATTGTTACAACTCTGAAGCCGTTTTTGACTTTTACGACAACTGACGGAGAAGAAGTTAAAAAACAACCTACTACGCAAAAGGAAATCAAGCAAGCTCTTAATAAAGCGTTAGAGAAGGCTGCTAAAGTTCCTGTCGAAAAAGCAAAGGAGGAAGCAGCGAAATGGAACCCGAAGAGCGGAGACAGCTCAGAAGACAGCTCGGAAGGCAAGTTTACTCCGACGAGAATAGATGCTGTGCTCGGGATTGTAGCTGCTGATGATAACCCACTTTCTAAAACCGAATTGATTCGTGCGGTGGCTGAACGGGTCCCGGCGTTTACGATTACTCCGGACAGAGCTCTGGAAAGAGCTACCAATTTGGTAAATTCCATGATTAAAAACAAGCAGCTGGCGATCGACCAAGCAGGGTTTGTTACAATGAAAGAAGATAACGGAGAAGCTGGTGATCTCGACATCGAAGACGATACCCCAGAAGATTACGAGGCCGCTAAAGATCGGGAATTTAGTAGATTATCGAGAGACATTCTTGGGGGGCGTACTCAATCTAGGGACAGCGGCTACGGAGAAAGCTTCGAGAGAGTGCTGCAGCGGTATGAAAGCGTTCTTTAAAGATTAGCTCTTTAACAAACAACGGCTCTGGAGTGTAACGCTCGAGAGCCGTTTTTTTTGCTTAAATATCTCCAGACGATGAACAAATATACGTTTGATTTTGAAATTCAGACCATCACGACGATGTTTTTGAATGCTATGAGTGAAATTGTTGTAAAGCGTTTCAATGTTCATAAAGACCCTCAAGATCAAATCAAAATCCGGGTGATGTACGCCCCCAAACAAAGAGTTTTAGCAGATTTGTTGGATAAGGATCAAAACATTCAACTGCCAGCCATGGCTTGTTATATTGGAGGCATCAGCAGAGACGCTACCCGAGTCTGGAACAAATTATTGGGAAATTTTAACCCATCTATATCAAACTACGTTTCCAACGAAAAGACTCCGATTCCTGTTGATGTAAAGTTTAATGTGTCGGTGATGACAAGGTATCAAACCGACATGGATCAAATCCTAACCCATTTGCTTCCGTATATTAATCCGTATTTCGTCGTTTCATGGAGAACTCCGGGCCGACCCGATCACGAAATCAGATCAAACGTATTCTGGGACGGAAACGTCTCCCTGACTTATCCTTACGAGGTTGCCGCAACAACCGTCGCCCGTGTCGTAGCAGATTTGAGCTTTACCTTTAAAGGATGGCTCTTTCAAGCCCTGCCAGACGATTCTATTGGCACAATTATTACAATCGATTCCACTTATTATAACGGCTCAATTCCAACCGAATACACACTAACAGACAGAATTACAAGCACAAACGAATACGCAGACAATATCTTACACATCGGCTCTCCTCCCCAACCTAAATACATCGAACCTTGGTTTGCTCCAAAAAACCAAGAAACGACATTTGTAGTATACGGTCCCGGATTTACTCACATCGAAAATGTATATTTGTCAGGGTTGCCTGTATCGGGATATTCTACTTTATATAGCCCGTTCTCTGCGGTACCAACGCTTTCTGCAGACTTTCCGGCAATTTCTGCCGTGCAGCTTCTTGAGGAAGATTGGTCAGCTAATTCTGACAATTCCGTGACATTTAAAATTCCGATGGAAATAGTTAGTCAGCCCGGCTTCGTTGATCTTATTCTCGAAAGCCCTGTTGGTTTTGGTTCTCTTATACAAAATACAAGAATTAACACACTTAATCCTTATCTTTCTACCTCTCCAGAATACAACACGTTCCAGCCTTTTCAATTCCCTTTCTTATCAGGTGTCCAAATATTTTAGTTGATATCCAAATCAAATGTTGGATAGTGCCCTTGATGAACACACCAAATACAACCTACATCAAGGACATCACTGCAATCACCGGTAAGACTAACATCGATTCCGGACTCACCATGAGCAAGAAACTGAAGATGGTTTCGCGACATATTAATCCGTCGCGATACGACTTCCTCGGTTTCCTTGACCGAACGAATACGGCTGTACTTCGTCCACGTTTTCACAACGTCCGCGACAGCCTGGGACGATTCGCTGCAGTCGTCGAATAACCTTGTGATCCCATCAGAGCCCACTACTTAAGTAGTGGGCTCTTCTCTTTTTTTAATATGAACATTACTACTATTATCAAACTACAGTATGAAGCGTTGCATTGTTGGCCCGGCGTGGTCAGCGCGTTGCCGCAAAATCCGGAAATTCACTTCTTACAGCACCCTCATCGTCATATTTTCCATATTACCTTGGAAAAGGACGTTTCGCACGAAGACCGAGATTTGGAAATTATTCTCTTTAAGAGAGCAGTACTCGCTCATCTGACAGAATATTACCGAGGAAACTTGGGAGGTATGTCCTGTGAGCATCTCGCCACCTACCTTCTTAATAAGTTTCAGTGTCGAAGTGTCGAAGTACTAGAAGATAACGAAAACGGCGGCAAGGTGTACGCATAACCGTCGCGTTGCAAATTCCCCCAAGGAAACAGTTCGGGCGGAGAGGATTCTTAAGAATTCTTTTCGCCCGAACTCTTTTTACTTCCTGTATACGCTAACTTATACACTCAACGATAAATAGAAATATGCTACAAACGTCTTTTAAGAGCTTTTTCCAACAGACCTGCTTGCTTGCGGAGGGCGGAAAGATTTTTTCGACACGCCGCATCCAAAAACAAGAAGTGGCACCAACGATTAAAAGATTGGAAGAACTAACTGGTGGTCTTCCGTTATTAGACAATACACTGGGGTCTACGGGTAAAGCAGAAACGTCTGGAGATATTGATGTGGTAATCGACAGCAATGTCTGTTCTAAAGATGAGCTAATCAATCGTTTGGTAGCAAAAGGGGAAGATAAAGCTAATATGAAAAAAACAGGAATCGAAGTCGCTTTTCGATCTCCTATTATAGGAACGGACGGAAAAGAAACAGGAGATTATATTCAGGTAGATTTTATGTTTCACGATGATCCTGACTATCTCAAGTTCGTGTATGCAAGTAACGAACAACCTCCATTTAAAGGTAGAGACAGAAATATAACGATTAGTTCGATCGCGAAGCAAAAAAATCTCGTATTTTCGATGAAAGGGTTATATGACAGAAAAACAAAAAAGTTTATAACCAAAGATCCGAATATCATTGCCCAGAGAGTTTTAGGAAACAACGCTACTGAACGAGATTTACTTAACATCCCGGCATTTAGTGTCATACCTCAAGCGTCAGTATTCCGAAGAAGAAGTTCAGCGGATGGTAGCAGACGCAGAAAAGACAATAGGAGCTTCTGTTGTATGATCTCTTTTAGCAAATATTTTAAACTAATGCTTACAGAATCTCCCAACGAAGGAGATAGAGTAGGCATTCAGCATTTATACTCCCTCAATAAACCCGAGAAAAACTCCATGAGTTATACGAATTTTGTATCACTCGTTCAGTACTTGGAACAAAATAAAAATAAAATCAATCCACAGAATTCCTCCGTTTCAGAAAAAGTAGACGGCATGGCACTAAAAGTAGGAAACGACGAACGAGGCAACTTTTTTGTTCAGTCGAGTTATTCTGGAAAGGTTTACAATCCGCAGGATTTCTTGACTGCAATCAAATTTCCCCCGGCCCAGCAAGCGTTTATAGATGGATTTGATAAACTCCGGAACATTTTGCGACCCATAATTCAAAAGAAGCCGTGCGTCATACAATTAGAATGGCTATACTCCCCTAATGCCACAAAGCTAGACGATAGACCTGGTATGGTCTCGTTCGTAACGGCCGGATACTATACGAATAAATTAGGTACGTGGTCGACGTTTGTTATTTTAAATATAGATTGTGAATCTTTAGATCCAAGTGAAATTAAAGCGAAGCTTTTGGAAGCATCGACGAAAGATGTCAGGTTTTTGCTTCCTAACGTGGAAGTGTTTAAAACAATAGATTTGTCAAACGAAACCCAAGAAGCCCGTCGGATAATTGACACAATAGAACAAGCACAGCTTCCCCAACAGATCCAACAACTCAAAGGAAACTTGAAGCGAGACGTTCTCCGAAAAAGAAAAGAACTGGAGAAACAACTGGAACAATTGCTTTTGCCCATCGAAAAGAAAATGTATGAAAAGATCGTCTCAAATCTTCTTAAAACGGAAGGAATTTTGGGAGATATCGAGGGGTATGTGGTTAAAGCAGGACCGCTTATCTTTAAGATTAACAATCCAGAGTTTATGAAAGCCAAATTCGAGTTATGACATCTTTCAAAGATTACTTTTCCGAAAGCAAATTAAAGTATGTAGTTCTTTTGCCCGGAGGATATAAACCGCCGACAAGGGGTCATATGCATTTGATCGAGGAGTATAACAAAAACCCCCTTGTAGAAAAGGTTTTAGTTCTTATTGGTCCCAAAGAAAGAGAAGGAATTACTAGAGAGCATGCCATGCAAGTCTTTGATTTGTACGGGGCCAAAAATTTACAAAAAGTCACAATAGAACCAACAGTGTTCGACAACCCGATGCAGGCAGCCTTTTCTTTTGTCGAATCAGACCCAAGAGCGGAAGAATACAAAGGAATGACATTTGGCATCGGAGCCTCAAACAAAGGGGATGATGCCATTCGAGCCAGAAGATTAGTCGTGTATTTCGAAAAGAATCCCACGAAGCTCCGAAAAGGCTATAAAGTAGGAATTCCTCCCATCGTAAATGTTTTGCAAACAGACAATACTGATATTTCCGCAACAGATTTAAGACTTGCAATTAGAAATAAAGATCTAAAAGCAATCAAACGCCTAATTCCTAGGCACGTCAAACCTGAAGATTTTCTGTCGGTCTTTGAGCAAAAATAAACATTTTTGTTGAATTGTTTATTGATTCGTGTATTATAAGAGGATGATATGCTTTGTGTGCGGACAAATATGTAGTGGTAAGAGTCTCTATTCGCAGACTCTTACCAAAATCAGTGATTGCTTTTATCTCGAAGTTGGGGATATAGTAAGATCTATTAAAGGATCGACGGACCGAAAGGTCCTTCAAGACACGAAGGAATTAGCCTCTAAAATCATTGAGTTTTTGGACTTAACTCAACGGGTTCATGCTCCAAAACAGCTAGTGGTGTCCGGTGTCAGACAAAAAGAAATTTTGGAATTCTTTCCAGAATCTATTTTGATTTGGATCGAATGTCCAAAAGACGAGCGCAAGAGACGGTATTTACTGCGGTCTAAACCAGGAGATGACACGCAAACATTTGACGAAGCAGATCGAGGAGATATTGCTCTAGGAATTCTCGACGTTAAAAAATATATACTAAACAAACAATAAGCATGAAATTCTACGCTATTCCACCTATTAAACATCTGGACCTCACCCACTCCGGGGACTCCTATTTCGTTTTAGCTCATCTTCTTCTACAAGATAAGACATATCGGCAATTCTTTACAGATATCACAACCGGTATAATCAACGCAAAACCATATCATTATATTACTCTCGACAACGGAAGCGCAGAACATAGTCTCGTCACAGAAGAGACTTTGCTTAATCTCACCGAAGAGTTTGTTCCGGATGAAGTCGTTGCTCCTGATGTCCTCTTCGATAAAGACCAAACGCTTCGAAATCTAGATTCGTTCGTAGCAGAGATGGACAAAAGAGGATTGCTGCATTATACAAGCATTTTCGGTTGTCCACAAGGGTCCAACAAACAAGAATGGTTGGAGTGCTATACGGAAATGGCAAACCATCCCCACGTAAGCGTTATTGGACTAAGCAAGATCGCTGTTCCGAAATGCTGGAACAATGTTACGGGAGACGTAATGATTGCCCAGTCTCGAAACGAATGTGTTCAAGAATTGTTTGACAGAGGGTTATTGACTAAGCAGTTACATCTCTTGGGGATGGGGGAGCACAATGAATTTGATTACTATGCAAAGCATAACATTCCAAATATCAGGAGTTCCGATAGTTGCTATTCCATCTTGGCTGCTCTGAATGGAATTAGTTTTGAGGCGGGCAATACGGTGCGTATTCCGACTACTAATGCGTATTTCGACGTAACGATGAGTGCAGAGCAGCAAAATCTCGCCAAACAGAACATTGCTTACTTGATCAACAAATATCAAACTGTATGAAGTTAGCAATTGTGGTATGTAGTGCTGCAAAAACGGAAGAGGAATTTCGTACACGGCCCGTATATCCAAGTTTGCAAGCGCAACAACTCTTGCATCCAAACGACGTCGAGGTTATTGTTTTTCCTTGTAATACCAAGGGTTTGCCAGAGGTTTACAATTGCGTGTTAAGAGACGAAAAGGTCACCGGCAAGATGGTTCTCTTCGTGCACGATGACGTGGAGTTGGAGGATTTGTTCTTGTACGAAAAGCTCAAAGAGACCCCGTATTCCATAACAGGTCTGGCGGGCACCAAATCCTTTGATAGGAGAGTAGATCGTTGTGCTTGGCATCTTTGTTCGTCCAGAGAAGATTTTGTTGGAGAAGTAGCTCACGTACAAAACAGACGAGTATGGACTACGGTATTCGGACCGACTTACTCCCGCGCGTTAATTGTCGACGGTTTGTTTATAGCATGTAAAGTAGACGATTTGCGGGCCAAAGACGTAACATTTGACGAGAACTTTAGTTTTCATCATTACGATATTACTTTTTGTCTGCGAGCGCATCAAAATAAAGTCACATGTGGAGTTCTTCCCATCAGAGTTGTACATCATGGACTAGGAGACTCTATGAACAGTCCGGAATGGATTGAGTCTAATAGAAAATTCAAAGAACTGTATTATACATGACTGTTTTCGATTATTTGAAAGACATTGTCGTTACAAAGCGTGGGGATTTGTCCTTACAGGAGTATTCTCCATATATGATTAACCGATGGCTTTCTTTTATGAATCCCCAGTTCAGTTCGTTGCTGAACGAATGCAATAGGCAACAATTGCTTGAAGACAAAGCCTTGCATTATAAGACTGTGATTGCTTTAGTTCCCCGCCGGAAGCATTTGCCTCGGTTTTCTTATATCAAGAAAGTTCAGGAGAAAAAAACCGAAGAAGATAAACGTATAGAGGCTATGGCACAGTCCTTGGAAATCTCAAAGAGAGAAATTAGAGAGATGATGGGGTTGCACAGCTCCGTTTGATTTTCCGGGTAGAGTTTTTGCTTGTTGTTGACGGCGGCAGAATACCACATAAATAAGTTGTATGCCGAAAACGCCTGATAAACTCGCCCGTGAAAACAATGGTTTGCCTTCTCTTGATCCGTATACGGATTGTCCGTTGCCTGAAGATTATGAGATTACGGAATTGCTTGGTAGCGTCGTAATGGCAGAATATGCAGACGTTGCAGCAGACGGTAAGTCTCTAATAAGAAATGGAATTATTTTGCCGCACGCGGTGGTGGAGAACAAGTCTTGGCGAGTGGGCAAAGTACTCTTATCTGGTCCAGATTGTACCCAGGTTAAGACCGGGCAGCATATTATCTTTCCTGGAGATAAAGGAATTGTAGGAATTCAGCGGGGAGGAAAGACTGTTATCTTTTTGGACGAGACGAGAATTTTTGGTATTTGCGAGCTTAAGAAACGCTAATGCAACTGGGAAGATCAGCTCTTAATCTTTTGCTGATGACGAATGCAGTAGAGCTTCGCTTTCGTCGGAGAAACAAAAAAGCCGGATTCAAAGATTTTCGGCGAATGCTTTGCACAAACGACAGATCTCTTTTGAGTTCGGCATTAGCACAAAAGGTATTAGGGTTTCAGCGTCCGACTACGGGCCGTTTAAAATACAATCCAAGCAAAGAAAACTTAGTGATTACGTGGGACATTTTCATGCAGAATTGGCGCATGATTAACTGTGACGAAGTGGAAGCTATATCAGTTATTAAGACTTCTCCAGATCCAGCTGACTTTTGGAAATATTTCAACGAACGGTTGATGCGTATGTCTGCTGCCCAAAAAGCTCGCTTCATGAACACTTAATATGGACCAAATTCCCGGAGAATCATTCTTAATCTCATGTCTGCAGAAAAGACTCGCGTTTACTGTTGCTAACAAAGTAATCCGTGTCGGAAAATTGATTTTGTTCAGACGATTCCATTATTTTATTCAAATGGCTCTTATTTCCGATAAAGGAGTAAGAGAAAACCTTGAAGTTCCTATTCCTTTTAAGGTGGAACATTATAAAGACGAAGGTCTGTTATACTTTGATTATCGGCTGAAATCTCTTGGGGTCGAGAGTTGTCCACGCGGTGGGGATAAAGTTGCGTCTGGCTACTTTAATAAGATACTCGAGATTTCTGTTACGGATCAGTAATAATAACGAGTTTTGTTCTTTTTTGTCTCGACTCTTTTTGCTTTAGAGTCATTCGCTTTCCATTTTATCTCTGCAAAATTTGCTTTGAATTTAGATGAATGACAATTGCGAGGTTTATCTCCTTTTCCGGCCATATTTCTATTTTATATCAAGGGAATTGAAATTCAACTTAAATACTTAGTATGCCTTCTTGTGCACTAAAAACAATTCCAAATAACTTTAAGGTCGGAGTTGGAGATTATGGCTCAGCTTCGATCAGTTCTTGGGTATTAAATTACACCAAGAGCTTCGTAAGCGATGATACTCTTTGCACTACCCTGAGTACCACACTCAGTTGCTTAGCAAAACCCGCAGACGGCAGTAATACCTTTTCTCAATCAGTTACAGCCACCGTCGAGCTTCTTCAACAAGGAAATCTTAACCTCTGGCAAGGCTACTTCAAACAACCAACTCTTAGTACCTTACAGATTACTATTTCAGATCAATGGAAGTTTGATATTTTAGACACCCGCCTACCTTCCGTTTCTACTTTAGTCTTTACAACACTAACCGCTTCCGGGGATTCCCCTGTGGGAGGTTATAACAGCCCCCAGGGGTTTGCGTATGTGTTTTGCACCCCCGCTCAACAAACAGGTTTGCTCGACAACCCCATAACAAACGCAGACGATTATTCAGTTCATACTCCAGACATCTTGAGCGACCTTTTTGCATAATTTTATGAGCAACAAACCCATTCTCGCTGGCTTATACACAAATAAAACAGGTATTGGAGAAGCATTTAGACGAAATGTTACATGCTTTAAAATGTTTTGCGATCCGGATATCTACGATCTATCCGAATTTACCCCCAAGCAAACAACCATTCCGAGCAACCACGTACAATACGCCGGACCAATTAACCACGACCTAAAATATTTTCATCTTGATTGGGGAACATACAAACATATTAAATCAAAGACTCAACCCCGCCCGAGCCAGTTTACCAAAAAAGTAGGCTACTTTGTTTGGGAGTCCTCTGAATTGCAAACAACAGATATTCCTGTGTTAAAAGATTTTGACGAGATATGGACAGCAAGTAACTATTGCAAGAATATCTTTTCTCAGTATATTGACTCTTCCAGAATTAAAGTAGTACCCCATCCCGTGTCGTTTGCAACAAAACCGCAAGCAAAATATAAGAAATTCACAATTCTTATCGTTGGTAATATTTCTTCAGACACTGCTCGCAAAAATTTCGCAGACAGCATCACAGCAGCAAAGCTCTTTAAACAAAAACACAAAAAAGTAGATATTGTGCTAAAAACTAACACGTTTTCCCTTCAGGAAAAGGACTTGTTAAAAACTCTTGTTGAGGGTTCCAATATCGAAGTTATTGACATGTATTACTCCCAAGAAGAACTCCAACGACTAATGAGCAAATGTCACGTTGTTTTATCATTACATCGGTCAGAAGGGTTTGGTCTTACTTTAGCAGAATCTCTTGCTTGTAACACCCTTCCGATCGCAACTGGCTATTCTGGCAACACGGATTTCTTAGATCCTCGTCTGCTTGTCGATTATACGCTCCAAGATACAAATCACCCTGTGTTTCCTGGACAATGGGCAAACCCGAGCATCGAAGATTGTTTAGTTAAGATGGAAAGTCTTTTAGACGAGAATTTGTACAAAACCATTCTCAAAGAGAACCAAGAGCTAATCAAAAACCAAAACTCTTTCGAATCTGTTTCCTCTATAATCAAATCTTTAGTCCAATAAAGATTCGATTGTCATCAGTTCAACAAAAAAGCCCTGAGGAAAACTCAGGGCTTTTTTATGTATGCGGAGAAGTAGGGAATTAGATAATTCCGAGATTCGCGAGACGCAAATGCTCCGCCTTGCAAGCTCTATTAGCAAACGGGGTGTTGATTGCCGACAGAGTTGTTGCGAGGGAAAGATTTACAGTGCTGACATCAACAGGCACAATCGTGCTGTTATTAGAATTGCCAGACAAAGCAGTGGAGCTTAACACAACCGCGTACGTCAGTACCTGAGTGCCAATAGCTCCTTGGTTACCCGTTGCGGATACATTAACCGTGAACGACGTACCATTGCTTCCGCTTGTTCTCTTAATATAAAAAGGAAGCGTATCGTTGGTCGTAGCAAAAATAGATCCAATTGAGCCGGCCTTGAAAATAGGAGCCCCGGCTTTGGTCTCCGTAAGCGTTAGACCTGTAACGACTGCCGTTACGTTCGAGTATGCAGTCGTGCCGATATTAAAGGTGACGTTTTTGGCGGAAAGGGTTCCTTCTGTCAAAATCGTAGTGCTGCTGGTGATCGGATCA